CAGGATCTCCACGCGCCGGTTTAATGCCGGGCACATCCGAACCATGTCCGCTGCCACATCAAAGACAATCGCCGCCTGCTGCCTGTCCGCAGCACAGCCATAGACCTCGGCGCGCTCCTCGCCATCTCCGCAGCAAAGAAGCAGCGCCACTGCAGCAGCAAGTTCTGACTTGCCCATCTTCTTTGGGATCTCGATATAGGCTGTGTTAAACTGCCGGTAGCCGTTTGGCTTTAGAATACCGAACAGATCCCGGATGATACGTTCCTGCCAGTCGATCAATTCGAATGGTTTTCCGGCCCAGGTTCCTTTGGTATGGCAGAGCTGCTCGATAAAGAGCACCGCGAAATCCGCCATCTCCTTGCTGTAATGAGACGTCTCTGCCATGAAACGAGTCGGTTTATAGTCTTTCAGTTTTCTCATTGCCACGAGCGACGCCTCCTTTCCGGGCAAAATAAAAGACCGCCAATCCTCTGATTGCGATCCTCGTGGTATCTATATGAAGTACGAGAGCAAGAGCCGCTCTCAGCTCTGCTTTCGGAATTTTCAAATTCAGTTTCTGCTTAGTTGTACTGCTTAATGAGAACCGCGTAGGCAAGCTGGCTTATCTCGTCCTCCGGTTCCATGTCCCAACCGCGGTCGTAGTTCAGTGTGACCTTGCCGTCAATCCGAAGCTCCATCTTGGAAATGCATCCGCCTTCGATGCCGTATTCCTCGGAAGGCTCGCCGTAATGCTTCACGCAGTATTTTACGTTTGTTCCGTCGATCAGAAGTGTTCCTTTTTCCCACATGTTCGTATCCTCCGTCTGCTTTGTTTTCCTTTTCGGTGTGTACATATATCACTCTAAGCGCCAATAATAGCAAGTCATTTTTCAAGATATATGTGACTATTTTCCGTGCGGTTTCTGCGGAGCGGATTGTGTAATTCCGTCCATCGGTTACGCTTCCTTGACTGTCATCTTAAAGGCCGGAATCAGCGCGTGCTCGCTGCTTCCGAAGTGGGTGTAGCGCTCCCTTACTTTAACGATCCCGTCCAGTGTGCAGCCGAGCTCCTCGAAGCGGGCGATGGTTTCGATCAGGCTTGAAAAAGTGGAGCTGATCGTGAATTCCTTGATGCCAAGCTTCCTGCAGTCGGCAAGGATCGTCTCAATGTCGTTATCCCAGATGACCTCAGCGAAGTTCGGCAGGTCGTTTCCCGCTTCCTTGCTGTAGAGGTATGCCTGTCCGAGCGTCCAGTGGCATCCGATGTCCTCCCATTTCATTCCCGGCTTTGCGTTCTCAATGGCTTTAACTGTGTACTTCATGTCTGTTTCCTCCTTGGCTTGTTCTCTTTTGGTATGTACATATATCACTCTGAAGCCCTCTAATAGCAAGTTATTATCGAGATATATGTGACTATTTCAGAGAAAAATTTCACGCATGAAGTGTGCAGTTTACGCTTCTCCGGTCATGATGAATTTCACGTATTCCTGCCGGTGATCCTCTAGAAAAAGCACCAGTTCGTAGAAATCCCGGTCGAAGGCCAGCCGCTGCACCATCGGAACGTCAAACATGTTCGTCAGGCCGGTATCGCGGATAGCAAGGATCTGTTCTCTAACTTTTTCATCCATCTCAGTCCACCGCCTTTCTTACGGAATCAACGCCGTAGATCACATTGAGTCCAGAGCCGTTATCCCAGCTCACCATGATGCTGCCGGTATCGTCGACGCCGATGATGGTTCCCTTGGTTCCTGCCGGCGGTGCCTGAACATCATCCATCTGGACGAGCTCGACGCGGGTACCGGCCGGATAGGTTTTCCTTAGGGCAATCAGCTGATCTTCTCTTATTCCTCGCATGCTTCTTCCTCCTTCTCCGGTGTGCCGTTCTTCCAGCTGGAATTCCCGATCAGGTTCTGAAGCAGAATCTTTCGCTCCGTCTTGTACTCCGGCCCAATAAAGCCAAGCCGGAGAAGGAAGCAGCGGAAGGCGTACTTTTCGTTTGTGACCTCCGTCTCTGTGCTGCTTGCTCGCTTGAGTGCCCTCGAGAGCTTGCAGAGCAGGGAAATGAAGTCGGTATATGCTTTCGCCGCATCCGCTTCCGGCATCTCGGTAAACCATGGAAATGAAATCCGATCCTCGCCGATATCAATCGGAAGCTCGTCAATGCCAAGTGCCTTTTTGATGAGGCTTCCCTTTGCTGTGAGAAGATTTGTCAGGTTTCCGACCGCCACCTTATCAAGCGGCAGGCTGATCGTAAGTCCCGTGGAATCTGTTTTTTCCGTCGTCTCTATTTCTTCGGCTTCTTCCGTTTCCGGTTCCTCCTGTACTTCTTCAATCTCTGCGGAAATGCCGACGTCTGCCAGGCTTGAAATCAGTTCTTTCATCATTTCTTCGTCCTCGCAGGCAATGCTGCCGTCCCGGTCCACCGTAATGCTTCCAATCTCATAGCCTGCTGTCGGCATCCCAAAGTAGGTCGCCTTTTCTCCAGTGATTGTTGCGATGGCTTCCACCAGCGCCTTTCGTTCCTTTCCGGTTCTCTCTGTTCTTGCTTTCATGTATTCGTACCTCCGTATGTGTTTTCCTTAAGGCCCTGTGCCTTTTGGTACGTACATACATCACTCTAAAGGCCGGATATAGCAAGCGAATTCTGGCTTTTTCTGAGGTTATTTTCGGCCGGAAAGCAGAAACGAAATCAGTGTATTATGCCGTCTCGAATTCGACCTCTTTGACAAGATCGGCATATGTGTATTTCTTGCCGGCCCTCTCGACTGTCACATTTTCTGCATCGCCGGTGTCCTCCACGTAGCGGCGGAGAATCACCGACGCATACTTCGGATCAAGCTCGCACATATAGCAGGTGCGGTTCAGCTGCTCGCATGCCATCAGTGTGGAGCCGGAGCCGCCGAAGGTGTCAATGACCACGGCATTTTCCTGCGTTGAATTCTTGATCGGATAGCCAAGAAGATCCAGCGGCTTCGATGTCGGATGGTCCTTGTTTCTCTTCGGCTTATCAAAATTCCAGATCGTCGTCTGACTGCGATCGGAATACCACGAATGCTTCCCATTCTGAATGAACCCGTAGAGCACCGGTTCGTGCTGCCACTGGTAGTCGGATCTGCCAAGCACCAGGGAATTCTTCACCCAGATGCATACGCCGGCCAGGTGAAAGCCCGCATCGACGAAAGCCCTCCGGAAAGTAAGTCCTTCCGTGTCTGCGTGAAAGCAATAGGCTGCACCGCCTTTTTCCAGATGATCCGCCATGTTCTTGAAAGCGGAAAGCAGGAAATTGTAAAACTCCTCGCCCTTCAAACTGTCATTCTTGATGGTAAGACCGTCCGATGCCTTGAAGGAAACGCCGTATGGCGGATCGGTCAGTACCAGATTCGCTCTGGTTTCACCCATGAGCCGATCGACATCCTCCTTAGAAGTGGCATCTCCGCATAAAAGGCGGTGCCTTCCCACGGTCCAGAGATCACCCGGTTCCACAAAGGATGCCTTTTCAAGTGCTGCCGACAGATCAAAGTCATCATCTTCAACATCTTTTTGTTCACCGGTTCCGAGGAGCTTTTCAAGTTCGTCATCGTCAAAGCCAAGAAGCGACAGATCAAAGGATGCGTCCTGAAGATCAGAAAGTTCCACGGACAGCATCTCTTCATCCCAGCCTGCGTTCAGGGCTAACTGATTGTCCGCAAGGATATAGGCACGCTTCTGCGCATCGGTAAGATTCTCGGCAAAGACGCATGGCACTGTCTCATAGCCTTCCGCCCTCGCTGCCTGCACGCGTCCGTGACCGACCAGAATGTTATAGTCGGCGTCGATCACCGCTGGCGAGACAAATCCGAACTCGCGAAGGCTTGCTCGAAGCTGCGCGATCTGTTCCTTGCTGTGTGTTCTTGCATTCCTTGCATAAGGCACCAACTTGTCGATCGGTACCTGCTCTAATTTCTGTGTATTCATTACATTCCCTTCCTTGCACGAAGAAGCCGTTCCATCACGTCATCCTGCGGATTCATTCCACTGTATTCGGTTGAGCAGTTTTCCTTGACGATCTGGAAGATCTCGTTCCACAGGCGATTAGCCTGATTCATATAGTTGATTCCGATATTGATGAACGGAGAAGGGATCGGCTTCCCAGTCGTCGGATGCTTGGAAAGGTATCCGAGCCGAGTGGTCATCTCTTCACACTGAATCCATCTGGCGCAGCACATCGCATAGCGCTCCAAGAGTTGCGGCGATACCGCCTTAGCCACACCGAGCTGCTCCAGCCATTCCCATGTCTCTTTGTATATTTCACCGGCTTCCAGCGTGGAGCCGTCGTGCTGCTTCGCAGAGAGGAAGTCATGAGGTGCTGGCATATCCTCGCCCTCGACGTCTGGAATATCCAGAACGGTGAGCTTTCTTCCGCCCGGATTCCCGTCCTCGTATTTCTGCTTTACCGCACTCTTTTTCCTGCCGGCACCCGGACGCTTCCCGCCGCGGCCGCCGATGTTATTCGATTTTGTAGGCACCTGCTTCACCGCCTTCCCTTATTACCCGTTTGAATTCGCTTTTTTTGCACAGAAGACCCCGCGCCGTTTTCCGCGGCAAAGGCGCACAGCGATTTGACCCGCCCCTCCCGGTCAGAAAAAATTTATCTGTCACCGCGTTCACGATGAATCTTTTCATGACAAGACCGGCAAAGGCTCATCAGATTCTTTTCCTCGTTGCTTCCGCCTTCAGACAGCGGCACGATGTGATGCACCTCTTCGGCTGCCACGTATCGGCCCTCCTTCAGGCACTGCTCGCAAAGCGGATGCTTCCGAACATAACGGTCACGGATTCTCTTCCAGGCTCTGCCATAACGTTTGCCGGGTGAGTATCCGCGCGTGAACTTCTCGTAGTGATCGTTCATGATCTTGGCGTGCTCTTCGCAGTACTGCTCGCCGTCCTCACAAAGATTCGGGCAGCCAGGATAGCGGCAGGGCCTTTTCGGTTTCCTTGGCACGACCTGCGCCTCCTTTCATGGCATAAAGAAAGCCCTGCGAGGAGGACCCCACAAGGCTTCGTGCTCTCTGTATTCTTTTTGCATTTCTGCTGATTATATAGTATCACAGCAGCCGCCCGGACATCTCTGGACAAAGCTGGACATTTCGGGCGCATTTCATATCGTGATCGGATTTTCCGGCAGCACCACATGAAGCAGTGCCTTGCCATGCCATCTTCTTACAGTACGGGCATCGGCATGGAGCTCTGTCCCGATCTGCTCCCACGTGTAGTTATGAACGTAGCGGTACTTCAGGACCATGCGTTCATCCGTATCCTCCACTGATGTTATGACAGACCGTATCTCTTTCTTTAGCTCCATCAGAAGATCAATCTCCTTATTGATCTTGTCCTCAAGCTCCATGATCTTCTCAAGGCTTCGGACAAACGGCGCATCGTAGTTCTTGGATGTCTGGATGCGTTCTGTCAGCTTAGGAGAGGATACGCTGGACGCCATCTCACGAAGCGATGCCACTTCCTCCAGATCGCTGCATATTTTCTGGTCCAGACGGTATGCCTGGCGCAGATATTCTTTTGCTGTCATGGTAGCCATTCCTCCTCTAATTTCGTAAGCAGCGCCGGCCCATCAAGATCGGACAGCGCCGCAAAATAGTCGGAACGGAAGAATCTCTCAAGATCCTCTACCATGAGCTTTGCTTCTTCGTTCTTTCGGTTCTTTTTCAGTTTCTTTCTTGCGCTGCGATAGTCTTTTGCAGCTTGAATAATGATCGCGTTCGCAAGTTTTACGTAGGGATCGATCAGCACCGCCTCCTTTTCAGGTTTGCCTTCACTGCATCGATCAGGGCATCCTGTGTCTTTTCTTTTTTCCGGAGCGCTTTCATGACCTGCTCATCAATCGTTCCCTTCGCAATGATATGGTGAATCACCACCGTATCCTTCTGGCCCTGCCGATGGAGTCTTGCATTCGTCTGCTGATAAAGCTCCAGACTCCAGGTCAGGCCAAACCAGATGAGCGTCGAGCCGCCGCTTTGAAGATTTAAGCCATGACCTGCCGATGCCGGATGGATGATTGCCGCAGAAATTTTTCCCGCATTCCAATCTTCAATATCCTGGCTTGTCTTGATCTCTCGGACGGAGAATCGGGCCTTGATACGCTCGGCATCGTGCTGGTACCAGTACGCAATGAGCACCGGCTTGCCATTCGCCGCTTCGATCAGATCTTCCAGGGCATCGAGCTTCCTGTCATGAATCACGACGGTTTTCTTATCCTCGTCATAGACCGCACCATTTGCCATCTGCAGAAGTTTCCCGGAAAGAACCGCCGCATTAGCCGCATCGATCTCCTTGTCCTTGATCTGGGCGACCATCTCCTCCCGGAACTCGTCGTAGACGGCCATTTCCTTTTCGCTCATGACAACTGGCACCTCGTTGATGATGCACTCCGGAAGCTGCAAGTAGTCGCAGGACTTCATCGAGATTGTGATATCTGAGATCCGCTTATAGATGGCGTCCTGTGCTCCCGGGCGCGGCTTATAGGAAAAGATCACCTCGCCGTTACGCTTGTCTGGAACAAAGTAGGCATTCCGGTAATGCGTGATATACCGGCCAAGCCTCTGCCCAAGATCCAGCACCCGGAATTCCGCCCACAAATCCATGAGGCCGTTACTGCTTGGCGTTCCGGTTAGGCCCACGATCCGTTTCACCTTCGGTCTTGCTTTCAACAGACTCTTGAACCGCTTCGCCTGGTACGACTTAAAGCTCGATAGCTCGTCGATCACGATCATGTCAAAGTCAAACGGTATCCCGCTTTTGTTAATCAGCCAGTCCACGTTCTCGCGGTTGATGATGTAGACATCTGCCTGCTCCATAAGGGCCACTTTCCGTTCTGTCTCAGTGCCAACCGCAACGGAGTAGGTCAGTCCCTTCAGGTGATCCCATTTCTTTATTTCCGAAGGCCAGGTGTCCCGCGCAACCCGTAGCGGTGCAATCACCAGCACTTTTCCGATAAGGAACTGATCGAGGCAGAGATCAAAGATCGCCGTCAAAGTGATGACGCTCTTTCCAAGTCCCATCTCAAGAAAAACCGCGGACACCGGATGCGTCAGGATAAAATCTGTCGCATACTTCTGATAATCATGTGCGCTGTATCTCATCAATGACACCTCCGATCTTGTTTATGTCATCTACCAGGAAAACCCGGTATCCAAGGCTCTCCAGCTGTCTTTTTCGTCTACGCTGAAGCGGCCGCATCTCTTTTCCAGGTGCCTTAAGCTCGGCAAATGCCATATGCCCGTCAGGAAGAAGCACGATGCGGTCCGGCACACCATTTAACCCGGGACTCACGAATTTCGGTGCAAGACCACCGGCTTTTTTCACGGCTTCCGTGAATTTCTTCTCAATAAATTTCTCGTCCATGTATTCCTCTCATCTGACACAAGAACACAATGATCACAACCATTCCCTTATATTTATTACGCGCGTGCGCACAGGTATTCTTACTCCTACTATTTAGAAAACGCGTTTCGAATATAAGGGAAAAAGTTGTGTTGTGTGTCTCGTTACTTCGTTTTCTGGTAAAGTCGCTGCCTGCCATAGATGGGCTGACGCCGGATGGATGTGGTGCGTTCCCACCCGGGAATCTGTGCCATCATCGCAGCAATCCGGTAGCTGTCGGAAGGATTGAGCTCCTGCAGACTCTTTCCAAAACACTCGCACCAGATTTCTGCATTGCTGACCTCGGACCGGATATGCCCTCCGGTATGCTCCGGAGTGCCGAACTCGCTGCCGGTCAGATAGTTTCTTCTCGCAAAGAGATCCATCGTATCCCAGTCATCGGGAAGCTCCGCATTCAGGTACTCCTCGATCATGCCGACGCGCTCATCTGCCTCCATCGCGCCGCGCTGCGCTTCTTCGGCCTCTTCCAGAATGTCGCCCTCGAGATAGAGCTTCTCGCCGGACTTCCAGATTTCCTTGGCCTCCGCCCAGAACTGCGCACGAAAGGCGTCATCAAAGTTCCAGGATTTCTTCTGCTTCTTCTGGTGCACCTTAATGATCCAGAAACGGCGGTTCCCGGTGATGTCGCGCAAATAGCCGCGTTCACCATTGACCGTAGCGATGATGATGCACTGGCGCGGATGGCTCTCCACCACCTTGCCATAGCTCGGACGATACTTATCATCTGATGTAGACAGAAATGCCTTCACCTTCTCAATGTCGGCTTTCTTCATGCCGGCAAGCTCACCGATCTCGACGACCCAGAAGCCCTGCAGTTTTTCCGCACCGGATTTGTCATCCATATCGGTAAGAGACAGCGTCTCCGAATAATAGTCCGGCGTCACCAGATCCTTCACGATCGTGCTCTTGCCGATACCCTGATCACCATCCAGCACAGGCACACAGTCAAATTTGGTGCCGGGAACCATGATGCGTGCCACCGCAGCCGCGAAAGTCTTTCTGGTCACAGTACGGACGTACTCGGTATCATCGGCCTTCAGATATTTGATGAAGAGGTCCTCCACGCGCTTTGTGCCATCCCACTCAGGCAGGCTGTTCAGGTAATCGCGTACCGGGTGAAAATGTCGGTCGTCCGCGATCTTCGTAAACGCGACATCGTGGTTCCTACTCGAAAACGGCAGATAGCGGATATCAATGATCGACTTCAGCTGTGCCGTATCCGCATCCCGCCAGAACTGGTTTCCTTCCGGGCGCTCCCATGGAAGCGGACCGGTGATCTGGATGCGATTTGCCATCTCGTTATAGGCGAAGTTCTGGAAGTCCGGATCATTGGCCAGGATAAGATTCAGGTTGTAGACCGTATTTTCCAGCTGTCCTGTCCTCGGCTGATATTTAAGTCGCTTCTTCCAGTCATCGCCTGAATCAGCAAAGTCTGCCTCTGCTTCCGCAAGACGCTCATTGGCCGCTGCCACCTTCACATCATCTTGCTGCATGGCAAACTCGCACATGGCCTTGAAGGACGCCTTGTCATCCAGGTCGCCGTACTTGTGAATCCGGACGATGTCAAAAGCGTTACAGAGTTTCAGATACGCCGGGTCCTTAGCGTGGTGCGAGTATACGAACCGATCCTCTTTTATCTCAACGCCGGCCATGCTGCTGGCGGCAATCAGGTGATAGCGGTTTTCGTTATCTGTCGGCTCATAGACATCCGAAAGAAAGGTGTCCAGCGCTTTGGTAATTGGAAAATAGACACGGTTGAAAAGACCCACCGTTCCATCCTTCGTCAGGGGGTCCTGGACCTTCTGCTGCGTGATCTGGTTAGCCTTGCTCTCGCGGGAAGATGTCGGAATCCTGGTCGGATCCTTCCATTCCGGATGCGCCGATAAAATGTCATCCGGATTCAGCCAATCCTTTTCGACTTCCTTGTACACGAATGCGCCGTTCTGCGGTGAGGACGGCCAGTACATGAGCTGATTTGGCTGATAGGAGCATTCGTCAAAGTAGTCGATGCCAAGCATCTGCGCAAGATAACGGGAGACCGCGACAAACTCCTCCGGCGTAATATCCCGCGTCAGCGGAAAGATCAGCCGCACTCGTGGATTCTCAGGCGTATGGCTGTGTGTCGTGTACAAAAACGACGTGAACGGTGCATTTGTCTCATAGTTATCCAGAAAGTCCTTATCGATGCGATCCCCATCCAACGCGATCATGGAACGGGATTCAACGGTATCCACCTTCCTGCGGCCGCCTGCAAGAACACCGGCCACAAAGCCGCCATGGTCCTTTACCGCATCGCGCTGTGCCTTGCTCATCTTCGCGTATTCCTCTGCTGATTCGGTCGTGCGGATTGTCACCCTAAGACGCGCTTTCAGATCGTCATACTGGATCGTCTTGTTGACCCACTTCTTTGCCTGCCGGCTGTTTCCGTAGGCAATGGCTAAGTCCCTCATTTATTTCCACCTCCCGATCTTCGGTGTCTCTCCATACTCAAACCTGGCCTGACGTGCCAGTTTCCTTGCCTGATAGATGCGGCGGCCCACAAAATCGCGGTAGTGATACTTCCCGTATTCGCATGTCACCATCGGAATGTATTCTTCGTCCTCTGAGAAATTCGGAAAGAAGGATCTGTCACGTCTGTCGTTATATGCAAGGAGATATGGTTCCTTTGTGTCCGGGTGCAGACCAATGGTTACCGGTCCTTCATAGCTGCCTCCGCCGCCGTCATCCGTTTCCTGGCAAAAGATATACAGGTCATCATCCATCGGATCTCCAAAACAGATGATTCCGGCCCAGCTGTCCGTATAGCTGCCGTCACTGATCTTATTTATTGCTTTTTTCTCTTCCTCCGTTCCCTTGATACTCTTTCGTTTCACCTCAAAAAAGCAGTGGAAGTCAGGAAGGTAAAAGTCCGGCAGATAATTCGTTCCGTCACTTAAAACCAGTCCTTCCGGTTCATACTCCCAGGGGATTCTGCAGGCATCAAAGAACACTGCCCACCTTGCCTCTAACCGTGAACGGAACAGATATCCCCGGTACTCAGTCTGGATTGCTTTATATTCAGTCATGACTTACCTCCTGCATGCTGGCTTTAAAATAACGGATCTTCTGTCTGCGCTTCTTAGCCACATCGATTTCGGTCTTCATGCCTTCCGAAATGCGGTCTCCGAAAACCCAGAGCTCGTCGCACTTGCCAAGCAGGATCACGTCCATGAAAATCGCAAGTTCGCGTTCCTCTGGATCTGCGTCATTCATAAAAAGCGGAAACATCAGATGCGGTGCCAGCGGGATCTGGCCCTGCTCCAGCGCATAGCGGCAGTACTGCTTTGTCTTTTCTGTGTTCGCTGCCGTGTCACCGGAATACGCGCTTGCCACATAGACCAGCGGTCTGTACTCACGGTCTTTTTCTTTGATATCATTTGCCATATCAAACTTCCTCCTTATAGAAATAGCCGAGGTTACCCTCTCAAGAGGTAGCCCCGGCAGGGAGTTAAATCTGACGGTTTGGATAATTTTCTCTGAGCTTTTTCGCTGCACGCTTCAGCTTCTGCGTGATGTTGTTCTCGTCGGCACCGATCCTTGCTGCGTAGTCACGGATCGATTCACCATTCATGCGGACTGCAATAAAGGCATCTGCCCATTCCGGTTTCTTCACGAGGACCTTGTGCACCCAGCTGCAGACACGTTCATAATCAAAATTTTTGTCATGCAGCTCGATATCGTCAGTCGTCAAAAGATAGTCCATGATGTCAAACCCTGGATCATCCTCACTCGCCTGAATATATCCGGCTCTGCCATCCATGCGCTTCCGCTTCGGAGTCGGGTCAATGTGGCGCGTCTCACGGTGCCAGATGTTATACTCTGGTTTGTTGAACTGCTCATCAAACGCATCCTGAATGCGCTGCTCGCGTTCCTCCTCGGAAAGCCCTTCTTCATCCTCCAGTGAGAGGCTTACCCATAACTGCTTGGTTGCTTCCGTGTCCAGCTCGATTGTCTGGAATTCTTGTTCATAACGAATCTTTAACTTCATTCTTGTGTTCCTTTCCGTCCGAGGAAGGAACGGTGGGACACAAGAAGAGCCTGCGGATGAAGATGTCCACAGGCCCTGGCTATCCGAAAATGAGCGCAAGAAACTAACGGTGGGTGCATCTTCACTTCAATCGCTGCCTTTATCGCAGTGATCTAAGTTCTCTATGCGTCCCATCGTCCTAATAGCGCTACTCGGACAATTGAGATTTTTACTTTTGTAAAGAGGTTTTACTCTTTACATGGGCATTGTATCTGTTATCTTTTTTGCCTTCGCGGAACTGACAGTTCCGGTTTTTTCCACAAAAAAAGAGCCCTGCAGCCGCGCCTATATTTAGCGCTGACCACAGAGCCCTTAAAACACTCTATTATTCGTCGTTTTCGACCGGAACTCCGAGTTCCGCTTTTATAAGATCTTTTTTGAAAAATTTTTTTCAGAGAGCATCCACTCCTATATCCATTATTTTATCTACTTCACCCCAGGGCTTATATCCTCTCGCCTCAAGCTTTTCATTTATATAGCTGAGAGGCTCCATGTAATGTCTCTCGATAAGAGTTCGGTAATACATTCCTTCTTTTGTAAGCGGAAAGTCTGCTCTACCTTTTCTGATAAAATCGTCACTCAGATACGGATGCAAGTGCAACCCGATACATAATGCATAAACCGTTGACGGAGAAACGTTCTTGTATCCCTTTCTGAGTTCCCGTATGTATTTTTCTGAAAAGCCAGTACGGAAGTGCATCTCCTCATTGGTGAGGTTCTTCTCTTTCTTAAGTCTCTTCATGTGAGCATCAAATGTACCCCAGAACGTTGGTGGAAGAGCAGCTAATATTTCAGCTAGCCTTTCGCCTTCAGTCTCGTATCCTATTAAGCCTTCTTTTACTGCAAGTACATCTTCATTAACAGAATAATCAATGTCCCTGGCTTCTCTGAACTCTGCAACATTAACATCCTTGCTGAGATAGCATGCGTCGTAATACTCAAATGCCTGATCATCACGGGTATAGTGCCTTGTAAACTTCAAGCAGCAGAAGTCGACATGTTCCAGAGCAAAATCCGTTAATGCATATCCCTGCGGATAGCTTGGATCGTCTGTCTTCTTAATATAAAGCGGGTCGTTAAGGCAGACTACGCATCCGGTATATACAAACCGCCCGCTATCTATCAGTTCGGCAAACCGTGAATCTTCGTTATATAATCTGCTGCCGTTCTTAGAATCCAAAATGAAGGTCTCATAATCATTAAGCGCTTCCGGATTAAAAGAAAATGCAGGTTGCTCATGTCCTTTTACCCGGAGAAAAGTTCCTTCTGCTTGTTTATAACCCAACTGTAAGGCTCTTAGCTTTACCTCGAATGGCGAGACCCCAAACACATCAGCAACTTCGCGCATGGCACATTCCAGTCGTTCGCCTCTACTGATGTCCTCGTCATGGGAATACTTTTCGACCCTCTGAAGAAACTCTCCATTAAAAATCCATCGTGGCATTAAATAACGAGGTGCCAGAGCATTTGCCTGCCACTCTGCCCACCATCGTGCTTTTGCGATTCCTTCTAATCCTTCTGGGCTGCCTATAGGTTCAGCTTCGCAGCGCAGGCTTTTCTCATCGCCGTTAAGTAAAGAAAGAATTTCAAAGAAAAGTTGATGCTTATTCCAATGAACAATCTCGTGAGCTATGGTATCCGCTCTGCTGCCGTACCTATTAATGAAATAGTGATCCTTGCTTATCAGCATTGTTCCCGGAGTAACCACTTTGTGTACGGATTCTATTTTAGGCACCACGCGTCCTGGAATCCGGTACCATTCATCGTAGTCTTCTTCCTTTTCTCGAAAATATATCCTGCCCATCTCACCCGCTGGAAGATCTGCAAGATACCATGTCAATTCAAGCTCTTGCAGAATCTGCTTCAACGGTGATCCCCAGCCGGTATATGTATCTTTCTCGTAGAAGAACTGTGTGAAATCATCCGCGAGGTCCTCCAACTGATCAGAACTGATATAAGGGACCAGATATGCATCAAGCGCATTTTCCTTGTCGAACTTTCCAGAATAGTATTCATCAACAGAAACAGGTTCAACGCCGTGAAGACCATTCCTAAGAATGGCCTTCAGGCAGACCGTAAACCATCTTGTTTTACGGTCTGCATTATAATCTGACGTTCCCAGCCCTTTAGAGACAATATCTGCTCTTACATGAACATCAATAATAATTCTTGGCTCAATATCCACGTGGCAGCTCAGACTCATCACCTGCAGATTTTCAACCTGCTGCTTAAGCAGTGAAATAACATTTAGCGAATGAAAACCCTGCCCATCGTGGTGCCCTTGAATAAATTCTTCTATTTCATGTTTCAGAAGATCGCTATAATTGGTTTCTATGTATTCTTTGAAACTCTTATATGCCACTAAGCATCCGCCCTCCTCTGAATCAATAGTACTGCTCGATGTAGTTGTACGCTTTGTCAAAGACGTCCTTGTCTTTGATCTTATATTTCATCCATACAACACTGCGAAGCGCCTTCTTGACTTCCTGTCTTCCTGTCTTAGTATTCTGCCAGCCGTCGAAGCGTACGATTTTTACGATGTCATCAATATCGGTGACAATCCGCTCCACAATTACCGGTGTCTTCTTATTTTTTACGCCATTGAAAAGTTCCGTCAGGGCTGCTTTACCTTTATCGACTTCTTCCTCCGGAACGACTTCTTTCTCTGCTTCTGCGGCTTCCTTTGCCAATTCCAGAAGTCTCTTCAGGAACTCGATGCTGTTAATGAGACCCTGCTCATGTTTTTCTCTCAGCTGCTCCAGCTTATCACCGAGTTTCATATACTTCGGGTCATTTGTATGCTTTCTGATTTTTGCTACCAGGTCAATTTCCACTTTCTTCGCCGCCGTCTTTGCGTCCTTATATTTTGCAATGTAGTCATCGATCAGATCGGCGTCCAGGGTCAGAATTTCTTCATCCTCATGGACCTCACCTACATCCAGATTATTGTCGACGATATCCAGCGTTTTCGGTCCAAGCGCAGCCCAGATCAATCCGCCGCTGCCATTCGTCGGCTTTACGGATTCATACACTTTTGTCAGCCAGACATAATCTGTCTGTAATGCGTTCAGTGCCGGATCAGGAGACAATGCGTTCCACGCCCGGTTCAGAACAATATAATCTGCGCCGAACTGATCTTTTTCATCGTTTGTCGGCAGGCATTCCTGTGCTGCCATCAGTCCTTCCCAGCCCTCAAGCGTACGATCCACGCCCATAAAGTAGCTGAGACATTTTCTAAGCAATGCCGGTATCTGCTTTCTGACCTCGTCGATGTTGGTAATGACCTTCTTCATGCTGGACTCATCAAAATCCAACGCCTTGGCAACATTGTCAAATATTCCGATATAATCGACAATTAAGCCGAACGTCTTCCCGTCATCATAGGTTCTGTTTGTCCGGCAAATTGCCTGCAGCAACGTGTGGTCCTTCATCGGCTTGTCCAAATACATACACTGCAGAATTGGCGCATCGAAACCGGTAAGAAGCTTATTGCAGACAATAACGATTTCAAGCGGATCTTCCGGATCACGGAACCGGTCCAAAATCTTGGCCTCTTCATCACGGGATCTGGCATATGCTTTGTATTCATCTGCCTTGTCATCATTCGTATCCATGACAATTGTCGATCTCTCAGGTCCGAGCAGCTTATCCAGTTCGGCCTTGTACTTGATGCAGCACGGACGATCCAGAACAACGACTTGTGCTTTATATCCATTCGGATGCACTTTAGTCATGAAATGCTTTGCGATATGCGCACAGACTTTGTGAATACGCTTCTGGTTATAGATGATAGCCTTCATATTGACATGCTTGGAAAGTTCCGCTTTTTCATCTTCATTCAGGCTATCTGTGAGCACGTCAAATTCCCGGTCCATCGTATCTTTGTCAACATGAAGATCGACAGGCACCGGTTCAAATTCAAGTGGAAGCGTGGCATGGTCGCGGATCGAATCTGAGAAGGAGTATTTGCTCATGTACCCGCTGCGGTCTTCTGTTGCTCCGAATGTCACAAACGTATTTTTATCAAGACGATTGATTGGCGTCCCTGTCAGTCCAAAGAAGAATGCATTCGGCAGCGCAGTGCGCATCTTCCGGCCAAGGTCACCTTCCTGTGTTCTATGGCATTCATCAACCAGAACAATGATGTTATCGCGCAGACTAAGTTCTTCGGTAACGTCCTGGAAACGATAGATAGTCGTGATGATAATTTTACGAATATCCTGTCTGAGCATGCTCATCAGTTGTTCAATGTTTCCGGCAGTTTCCAGATTGGCCACATCTGATGAATGAAACTGCGCCGTAATCTGAGACTCCAAATCAAGACGGTCATCAACCACAATGACTGTAGGATTCTTAAGTTCCGGAAGCATACGCAGCTTCACCGCGGCAAATTCCATCAGATATGATTTTCCGGAACCCTGGAAATGCCAGATCAAGCCCTTCTTCGGATAGCCGTTCTTTACTCGGTCAACGATCATGTTGGCACCTTCATACTGCTGATAGCGTGCGATGACCTTGAACTTTCTATATTTGCTGTCTGTTGCGAAGAGCGTAAAGAACTGGAACAGATCCAGAACTTTTTCAGGCGTAATCATGTTCTGAATGCTTCCCTTCACTGCAGCCAGACTGCCATCGGATTTATCATCTGTCGTATGCCAAGGGCCCCACTTTGCCGCTGGCATACAAACTGAACCATAACGATAGGACTTTCCTTCGGTAGCGAAATTAAAGATATTCGCTACAAACATCGCCGGGATACTCTTCTCATAATCATTGATGTCCTGAGCACCGTCCAGCCACGTGATCGCGGATCTTGTAGGAGTCTTTACCTCACCTACGGCAACAGGAAATCCGTTAATCAGAAGGACAATATCAAGACGCTTTCCGCCTTCTTTTTTCGGATATACCCACTGGTTCGTAACGACGTATTCATTCTGATCCAGCTTGCCATTGATTTCTGTTCCAAAGAACTCAATAGCCACCTGCCTTCCGTCTTTTCCAAACGGATATGAGTTTTTCTCAAACACAAACTGCTTGAAAGTCTCATTCTGGGTAACAAGATTTTGTGGATTCGTTGAAAGAAAGAGTGCCCGCAGTTTGAAAATTACCTCATCCGCTCGGCTCTCATCCTCCGCAATCACAGGATTTAAGCGTATCAACGCATTCTTTACCATCGATTCTACGTAGACATCTGAATAATCCCGTTGCATCTGTTCTGCCGGGATGTACTTCCAGCCATTTCGATGGAGTGTTGTAAGAATCATCTGTTCAGTTGTATCTTCTTCTGTGAACATGTGATCATCTCCTTTACATTTCTTTTAACGTACTGCAATTCAAATTTTGATTTATCGCTCTGATCTACCAGATGCGTATAACTCTTTTGCATTTCCAAAGAGACATCTGGAACCATTGAGTTTTTTATCACGTCTGATGGAACGCCTTTAATTGTCGCTCCTCGTTTTTGCTCATCATAGTAAGGCGCATATTGTTCAATCACTTTTTTTAGAAACAGCAGATCATATTTTGTTGTATCGATATTGATAAAAGACAAAATATCCTGGTTAGTGCACATTTCACATGTGTTTATGGAAGACTTTCCTACGCCTACACGGTTGCCAACCATTAATGAATACGGCGGAATTCTATGCGTTGTGCTATTCTTAACACCAGCCTCTGTCAAATAGTTCTGAGCATCTTTTGCAGATATATAGTTGTTACCCAGGCATGGCGTCGATACAAAAGGAATATCTCCACCAAAATACTCATCATGCTTGCTTGACGGAGTCCCACCAGTGACCATTTCTCCGAGTGCTCCAAATCTTACCCCTGGGTACTTGGGACCGTTAATCAGATCACCAAACATCTCGATAAATTGAGATTTGACCAGTTCATCCGTCTGACGAATCAGATCTTCATACGCCTCTTTTGCATCTACGAAGCTCCAGAGCAGTTTTGCTAATTTCCTCTGCTGTGGCAGGCTTGGCAGATTAAATTCATACTCTTTAAGCTTTGACCATTTCACACGCGGGGATAGAGAACCCGCAGATTTTCCGACAGCAAAATCAAAGAAGTCATCATTCTGTATAACAAACGGAAGGAGCTCTGGCAGAATTTTATCCGGCTTGGCACTTATAACAGTAATATCTCCTGAACAGATTCCGTCCACCGGTGCAACTGCTGCCTTCTTCAGATATGCACGCCGGCGTCCAAAAAGAACCTGTCCCTTGTGAAATGTCTTCGTAAATGTCGTATTGGTATCCTCACTCCAGTGCTTTAAACGGATTTCTCCCGGGATCAAATGCTCCAAACCTACAACAGCTGGATTACCATCAGTCTCCTTGTAATTTTCCCTTACTTCTTCAGCGACATCGCCGAGTAATACTTTATTCATCTTCTGCCGCTCCTTTGCTTATCATCTCATTCAGTGCCTTATAGTAACTGAATGCGCGTCTGGTTCTTCCGTCCCATGATTCATAAATGCTTTCGATGGGTCTGGTATCTTCTTCGCCTTCATTGATTTCCGGCTTCACATATAACGGAATGCTTAACGAGTAGTCATTTTCGCTGATTTCTCTTACAGTCACGACTTTAGAAAAATTCTCGATCTCCTCGTATTTCTCATAGGCTTCTGCAATCTTTTTGATATGCTGATCTTCGAGATAGCTTTGCGCATTCTTTCTCGTGACCTCATTCACAGCATTGATGAACAGAATCTTTCCAACATGATCCTTTGGCTTGGTCATCCGGCAAATCACAATACATGCTTCCATTGGTGAGTTGTAAAACAGATTCGCAGCCAGACCGATTACGCATTCCACATAGTCTCCTTTTACGAGCTTTTCTCGCATATCCTGTTCTTCATTACGGAACAATACTCCATGCGGGAAAAGAATCGCGCAGCGGCCGGTATCCTTTTTGAGGCTCTTGATAATATGCTGGAAGAAGGCATAGTCAGCTCTGCCCTGCGGCGGCGTTCCCAGGAAGTTTCTCCCGTATTGATCCTTTTCAAACGCATCCCGGTTCCACTGCTTGATGGAATATGGCGGATTTGCCAGACAGATATCGAAGGTTTTCAGCTTGCCATTCTCAATAAAGGCAGGTCTTTCCAACGTATCGTCATTCACGATATGGAAATCCTGTATCCCATGAAGGAATAAGTTCATACGAGCAATTGCTGAAGTCAGGGAGTTGATCTCTTGCCCGTACAAGGACACATTGCGCCACTCCAGATCCTGCTGCTGCAAGTAAGACACTGCAGAAATTAACATGCCGGCGCTGCCGCATGTAGGATCGTAGATGGACTCTCCCGGCTGCGGTTTCAACATCTCAGTCATCAGATGCACGACGGTACGGTTGGTATAAAACTCCTGTGCCGTATGTCCGCTATCATCCGCGAATTTCTTGATCAGGTATTCATAGCCCTGTCCAAGCTCATCCTCCGGACAGTTTTCCAGAGAAAGCGTCTTCGTACTGAAATGCTCGATCAGTTCTTTTAGAAGACGGTCAGGAAGACGATTCTTATTCGTCCAGGCTCCCTCTCCAAAGATGCCGGTCAGCTGATCGGCGTTCGCCGATTCAATCGAATGGAATGCTTTTACAATTGCCTCTCCGACATTTTCAGTCGTGTTCCTTACATCATTCCAATGCGCTCCTTTTGGAATGAGAAACTTGTGGTTTTCTTCAAATTCAAGAGCCGACTTATCACCATCGTATTCCTTCAGGATCTGATCGCACTCCTCGTCGTATACATCGCAGAGACGTTTGAAGAAAAGAAGCGGAAATATATACTGCTTATATTCTCCAGCATCGATATTGGTACGTAGAAGAACCGCAGATCCCCAGAGATAGCTCTCCAGTTCTTCCAGTGAAATCTTACTCATCGATGTATCCTCCTTCCTTAAGTAATTCACGAAGCCTCTTTTCATATTCCATTGCGCGCTTATAGGACGCGTAATATCGATCACGAACCACAGACGGCAGCGTAATCGGAACCGGCTTCTTTTCAATATAGACATTCGTGGAAAGAGTATATCCTTTACCCTTGATGTCTTTTAATGTCACGATCTTGCAGCGTTCAATAACATCCTGGTAATCCATGTAGAGCTTATAGACTTCTGCAATGTCATCTTCAGACATGTAGTTCTGCGCTCGCTGCGGCGTATAGATTTCGCTTGCGTCAATCATGCAGACCCTTCCGATATGATTTTTCGACTTTTCCCGCTTCAAGAACAAGATGCAAGCGGAGACGCCGGCACCGTAGAATATGCCGCCTTTAAGCGTAATCACAGCTTCGAGCAAATCAGAATCCACAAGTTTCTTACGCATCTTTCCGTCTTTTCCCGTGCGGAACAGTACGCCCTGCGGAAGCACCACAGCCACGCGGCCATGCTTCTTATCCATAGAAGCAACCATATGCTGCAGCCATGCGAAATCGGCATTTGAATCGGAAGGGCTGCCCCAGATATTTCTTCCGTACTTATCGTGTTCAAAAGCAGCGGCGCCCCAGTGCTTTAAAGAGAATGGTGGATTTGCAAGCACGCAGTCGAACGTTTTCAGGTGATTTCCTTCTGTAAAGCTTGGATCAACGAGGGTATCACCCTGCACGATCTTGAACTCCCTTGCTCCATGAAGGAAGAGATTCATACGGGCAATAGCAGAAGTCGACAGGTTCTTCTCCTGGCCGTAGATTTTTCCGTAAGTCATGTGGTCGTTATCAATGTGGCGTATCGCCTCGATTAACATTCCTCCGGTTCCGCACGCAGGGTCATAAACCGTATCTCCAGCCTGCGGGTCCAGGAGCATGACCATAAGCTTCACGACTGTTCTCGGCGTATAGAATTCTCCGGCGTTCTTTTTTGATAAGTCTGCAAACTTCTTGATCAGGTACTCGTAAGCATCACCCATCACGTCAGCGGAGTAATTGTTATTCCCCACCTTTAATTCAGACATATGCTCGATCAGGTTTTTTAGTCTTTCGTCGCTGAGTTTATTCTTATCCGTCCAGTTCGCGTCATCGAAACTTGAGAACACTCCAGAAAGGTAATCCGGATTAGCTCTTTCAATGCCACTCATCGCTTTCACGATTGTCTGTCCAACATTCTGAGTAACGTTTCTCACATCGTTCCAATGGCAGCCTTTCGGAATGACAAAGCTGTAATTCTCGTCAAAACTTGCGTATTCTTCATCTCCGCCGGATTCCTTCAATGCTTTTTCATGCTCCTCATCGTATACATCAGACAGACGTTTGAAGAACAGGATCGGCGTCACATAGGATTTGTACTCATCCTGATTGATCGGCCCGCGAAGGATATTGCAGTCCTCATATAGGAAATTAAAAAGTTTCTGGCTGGATGTTTCTTCTGCGGACACCTCAGCGTTCTCTGTATCCTTATCGGCTGCCTGAACTGCTTCTTCCATCATCGATTCCCTGGAGCCCTTTTCAACCTCGATGTCTGCGACCCGCTCGATAGGGACACTCACATCTTTTCCGATCTTCTTTTCCATGATCGGCTTGTACCTATTCTCGAATTCGATCAGTATAGCGAGCAGCCTTTCATCGAGGAAGGTAAGCTCATGTTTTCTGATTTCAGAAGGAATGCCATAATAAGCCTCCGCGATCCCTCCGGTAATTGCCGCAATGGTATCGCTGTCACCGCCAATAGAGATGGCGTTTCTGATTGCATCTTCAAATCCTGTAGATTCGAAAAATGCCATCATCGCCTGTGGTACGGTGTCCTGGCAGGTCTCACTAAACTGATAGCTGTCCCTTATGCCATCAAGTGTGAAGTTCATCGGATAGTAGTTCTTATCGATGTAATCACGGATCTCCAGCATGCTCTTCCCATGCAAAGCCATGAAGATTGCGACCGTCGTAGCTTCTGCGCCTTTGATCCCTTCCGGATGATTATGCGTCACCTTAGTTACGGCCTTGGACATCGCTTTTGCTTCATTCATGCTTTTCGCTGCAAATCCTACCGGAGAAACACGCATTGCCGCTCCGTTCCCAAAACTGCCGTATGGCTTTGGATTGTTTGACCTGAGCCACTTT